CGCTCAAGGCTGTCACCGCTCGCTACTTCGTTGTCAATGAACATGAGCTGCCGCCGAAACTGCTAGCTGAGTACATAAAGCTGCGGTTCCATCGAGAGGCCCCTCTGTTCTGCAACAGTGACATCGCGAAGCCATCGAAGATTCTTCACAATCTGAACAAGAAATCTTCCCCTGGTTGGCCGTTCATGGCGCGTGGTTACACAAAGCGGCACATGATCCGTTCGGGTGCATGGGAGACAGTTCTTCGACTAGCTGACATCGCCTTGGCCTCGGATGACCACATCCGTGATGTATTCCAGGTCAAGCCCAAGTCTATCGTGTCAAAAGGTCTTCGGACGATCACTGCGAGCAACATAGTCGCACACATCAACGCCGAACGCTTTGCTATTTCCACGAAAGAGCGCCATGATCCTTACGGCAGTTCAGCACAAGCCGGCCTCGCAACGACTGGTTGGGGTTTCAACGAGACGCTTCGCCGCTTCGAAGGTATGACGTACAGCATATCGCTAGATGCATCGCGATTTGACAGCACTGCTCACGCCGTCCTCTCTGTCCCTAGAGAGTTACGCAAGATGGGTTTCCGAACGCACCCGGACTACGCAAACATCTGTCGGCTCATTGACGCTGTTTACTTGTCCTTGGAAGACACTTACCTGGTTGACGTCATTGACGATGGCAGTCACAAGCCAGCCGTCTACGAGAAGAACACCGGCATCGCAACTGGCCACTCCTCTGTCACCTTTGACAATAGTGAAGCGTTACCCGCAGCCATATACATCCCACTTTCTATGTATACTGGCTGGTCGTTATCCGACGTCTATGATCGGTTCAAGATCATTAACATGGGCGATGACAACGAAATCTTCACGAATGTCGCAGAGGGTCAGATCACGCCATCCGGCAAGGTGTTCAAGTGGACGGACTTCTTCCAAGTTGTCGAGGATTCGACAGGCATCATGCTGCGAGTCGAAGGCGAAGCCAAGGGTCGAGACGGTGTCGAGTTCTTATCAAAGACACCGTTCACGATGACAACCGCACAGCGAGATGAACTCAAGTCATACGGAGTTGAGAACGCGGACGCCTTGAAGTATTGGGTCACACATAATCGTAAGTCGCTCAAGACACGATATGTGAATCTTCGTCAAGATGGTTATCACGTAGCGATTTATCGCCGTGATGCCACGAAGTTGACATACTTCCTCAAAGGCCGCGTTCTTGGCATGGTCCCTCTGACCGCCGGGCACCACGACTTGTACCTCTTCCTGGAGCGCGAATATCATCGGTACTTCGATCTCATTTCGAAGCGCGATCCTCAGCTCGCACGTTCCTTGGCTGGCAAGAAGGAATTCAAGTTCCCTGCGTACGCGACGATCATGCGAACATGGTACACTGCGCCCAAGCATAACCCTGGTCGGTTCAATCGTACTCATCGTCAAGCACGGCTCGACACGTTGTTCTTCCGCACTTACGAGCTCGATCGTAAGTTGCGTGACTTCCGCAAGTGGCTTGGTCGCATTGATCCGGAAATGCACGACTTCCCAGTACCTGACATGATGGTGCTGCCGAAGTCAGCCTTCGACCCCACATACGAAGTTGAACGTTTCGTCTTCAAGTCAATGCTGTTCGACAATGCAAAGGATGGTCTTCCTTGCGTCCTCCCGTCGTTCCAAGACTTTGTGTCCCGTCTGCGTGAGAGCCCGTTCTATGGCACCACGGCTGCTGAGGCGTTTTACCGCTCTGAAGTGTACGAAATTCTCCGTTCCTATGAGAACCTCGACCTCCAACAAATGCGCCGCGACGTCGGTAAACATCGTATGCGGATGACGATTGCCTCCCTCTTGTACTCAGGGTTAGTAATCGCCTTCTACTCGACACCTGCAGGAATCCTTTCGGTCGGCCCCGTGCTCTTTGACATCTACCGGAACGGCATACGACGTTTGTACAGCTACCTCGGCTACGCGTATTGGCTCGACAAGGCGCGTGGAAGTATCGAAATCAGCAACATGGTCCCTAAAGACATGTTTGGACCTTTCAAATGTTGGTCTATGAAACTCTTGTCCATGATACCTCAAAGCACCCCACTTCCAGATTATAAAGCTGTTCCGCTTTTAAATATGGTTGATATGGGTGCCATCTATGAGTTTATCGCACGACTGACTAACGTCGGTCAGAGTTTCAGCATTGGTTCCGATCCTGATCCCAACTTGTCGCTGCATGAACGCGGTCTACAACAAGACGAATGGCGAACACACACTGAAGCGTGCATCAAGACAGCTCTCAACGCGCCCAATCGCGCAGTTGTCTTGTCTTCGGCTACAGGGACTGGAAAGACGACGATGTTTACAGTGCAAGCGTCCAAGCTTGCTTGTTTCATTGACGTCGGTAAGCTACCGCGCTTTGTCCAGTTCGCGTTCATCATTATCTTGGTGCCTAGGCGCTCTCTCGTCTCACGGCTACAGATCAAGGACGGCGATCAAGACGTTGTCAACCGTATCCTCGGAGGTTCAGACACTACTCGCATTCGGCGCGGTATAAACGTGATGACCTACGGTCACGCCAAAGCAGTTCGCAATACGTTGCCTCCCGACGCATTGTACATCCTCGACGAGTTTCATGAGCAAAGCCCTGATCAGCTGTTCATGAATGTCATCTTCGCACGTCGGTCATGGCTTCGGGTGATTATGTCAGCTACGCCTACTTTCGAACTGACCTCAGAAGTCTTCGAAACGTATGAAACGCGTATGCCGACTCGACACAGAATCACTCGAGTGGATCTCCCAACTGTTTCGCCGATCACCGTGGCTAACCGGATCCTCACAGATGAGCGTTCTCGCCTTTCCTTTGGCAAGAAGATTCTGATCATCCATCCTTCGACTAGAGCTGTGGACTACATCGCCGCTTCTTTGCGAGAAAACCTCGAGACGTATCAAAATCTCGGGTTCTGCAAGATTGCTGAGTTCACTGCTGCCAAGCGTCACTTCCCAGAGGATGCAACGGTCATCGTCGCTTCCAACATTGCGCGCACAGGCGATACAATTCCAGGCGTCACCTGCGTTATTGACTCGGGTTTTATGATCTCCAATCATCTTGGAGATGTTATTACCTGTAACAACGATGCAGATATCTCGACACAGACTGCTGGCCGCACCGGCAGGACTTGTGATGGGGTATATTTCCGATGCTTGGATGAACCCTATGCGCCTCGTCCAGTTGAAGTGCCTCCACCGTTGGAAGCAATCATTGATCAGGCTGTCTACGTTGATACGAAGTTAGACCTCGCCTTCGAGTACGTGCCTTGGACGTTCAAAGCCGGGTACATCCAGTTGAATGCAGTTTGTGCCGTGGAAAGCTCTGCCAAAGTTCAAGCAGATGAGTTCCAAAGTCTTGACACCTTCGTCCAGCTTGTCAGTATGCACCATACGAAAGGACTAAACGACGCTATCGAAATGGCTCGACAAGAGTACTTTTCCCTTCAGGAAAATCGACCCCTTGAGAGTGTCGCGTATTTTGCGACCCTCAAGAAAGCCGTTTCGACACCAGTCTCAAGGTTGGTTGACATTGTTTCGCTCGGAAATATTGTCTTCCAAACAGAGTTGGGCACTATCACGCGTCAGTTCCCTTCGTACAGTGGGCGTACAGTCACTCGTCATGGATTTGCCGGCACGCGCCTGCCACGCGCTGTCGACCCGCTCAAAGTGTTCACCGCTCTAGGTGATACGCTCAATGAGAAGGTTGATCAGGCGATTCAAGCAGAGATCGATGCTGCACCCGCTGTTTCTGCGCCCACCTTGGTAGAAACAGCCACATCCCTGACGATCATCGACGGTCGTAAGTTGCCTAAGACAGCTGCCGAGGCTCGAGAGGAGTTCCGCGAACGGAGACGTGCAGTCATTGCTGCAATGAGTCCTTTTAAGCGATCGTCATACAACATTTCACAGTGTGCTTCAGCTGTGGCTCGATTTTGCGTCCATGCAGATCTGAGCCCGCTGAAGGCGGCCGGGCCTAAGGCTCGGGAAGTAGTATGAATGGTGAGAA